GACTAAGCCCTAACCATGGTCTTCTTATTCATTGAGTAAGATGAGCCCAACTGCTTACTAGCAGGTGGAGTCTATAGCACTACGATCTGTGCTAGGTCCCATATATCGGAATCTAAGCGTAGTAAAATACGCTTTAGATCCCTCTGGGTTAGCACCCTGGAGGAGAACTCAAGATTCAGTATATGGTCACCTTTAATATTAAATTATGCTACAAATATTTTTATAACACAACTTAACATTAAAAGGCACTTTGAAAAGAAAGCGTGGATAAAACTTATTGAGTTTTTCCCATTTCTTTCCTTAGTGCTGTGATCTTATTCAGTCCAAGAATTTGATAAACCATTTAAGATCTTATTTGCACGCATATCTTCCTTGGTAAAGAAGAGTGGTTTCACTTTTACTTTTAAGTACCTTAAAGAAGTACTTAGAATATTAGTGCGACGCTTAGCAAATGTAGAAGTAGAGAAATCAACTTCTATCTTTGTTAAGACTGATAAAATCGGTTTCCCTGTAATCATTCCTAAACTTCTGAGAGATAGTATCCTTAATAAGGAATTACCTACTCACAAGCGTAAGAAGCTTATAGGTGCTTTAATTACCTGTATTAGTATACATAGGGTTTTTCCAACAAAGGTTGAACCTGATCTTAGTACTATTCTCGCTGACTTTAGTGGATTGTCCCAAACATTGGACAATTCTTTATTGATTAAATCACTAAAGAGCTTGAATTTATACAAGAAATATACTAATAGTTCTAGGTGTTCACTTTATTGAAGTGAAGCCGCTGGGCCAAATAATATTGTTGCAGGTTTCGGATCTATTAATGATGCTTTAGCATTGTTGACTAGACTCGATATCTTGTGTGATATCATTAAGACATTATTCCTTAGGAAGAATATAGGTTTAATCCTTTATCTCCTTGGAATCTTGTGTCTATTTGGACCAGTCTATATCTTATTCGTCCTTTTAGGTTATACTCCTAGTTATAAATTAGGTCGTTTATCTGTGGTTCGAGATCAAGCCGGAAAAGCAAGAGTTATAGCAATAACTTCTTACTGAGTCCAGTTGTGTCTGAGACCACTTCATAAGTTTCTCTTTAATAAACTAAGAGAGCTTAATGATGTAGACGGTACCTTTAATCAGGATCATCCATTTGATAGGTTACTTAGAAGGAATTCTAAGATAAAACCTACTTTGTATGGTTTTGATTTAAGTGCAGCTACAGATAGATTACCGATTATACTTCAGGAGGACATATTAAAACTTATTGGTTTTAATTTACCTTGAAGAACTTTATTAGATATAGATTGATATCTAAACTTTGAATCTCCCATTAAAGTAGAACCTAGGTTCTATTCTTTTGGTGATGTTCAGAATTTAGATTTTGACTCCACTAGAGATTTAGCTTTACCTTTTAATAGAGGTGTAGTTAAAGTTGATAGTGTCAGATATATCGTCGGGCAACCGATGGGTGCCCTTTCCAGTTGAGCTATGCTTGCTATAACACATCACGTGATTGTTAGAGCAGCCTCAATTTTGGCTGGAAAGGAAGATTTTAATGATTATTGT